ACTAATTTCTGCCCGCATTGTGGCCAGAGACTGGAGTGGGATGATTATCCTTCTCAGTGGTATTTTATCAAACTGAGAATTAGAAAGATTTTCAGAATCAAAAGGAGATCGTCCGATTGGGGTGATGACTGGTAATGGCAGAAGAAAAAAAATTTGAAAACAAGGTCAAGAAATTCCTGACAGAACAAGGTTGTTGGGTTCTCAAATATTGGGGTGGTGCAGCTTATACGAAAAGTGGTATTCCGGATTTGTTGGTATGCTGCAATGGCTACTTCTTAGCGGTTGAACTTAAGTCATCTACTGGTAAACCATCAGACTTGCAGAAGTATCACATCAGAGAAATCAGAAAGGCTGGCGGTATTGCGTTCGTACTTTACCCGGATGGCTTTGAAGAGTTCAAACAGTTGGTATTGGAATTGAAATGTTCCTCTATCCAGCGGATTTTATTAAGGGTAAAAATTCTATTTACAAAATTTTTTGAAAAAGGAGATTAGAAAAAATGGCAACAAAAAAGAAAACGGAAGAGGTAACAGCTACATATGGTGTTCGGGAAGTGATTGAACAGTCATTGCTAAAAACTGGCCGGGATGGTGTGGAAGACCTGCTTGACTTTATGGATGAAGTTGGATTCTTTACAGCCCCAGCTTCCGGCGGGAATCATTCCAGTGGTGAAGGTGGTCTTGCAGAACATTCAGTCAATGTAATGACCATGGCCGAAAAATTTGGAGTAGCTGCTTACGGTGGTGAAAAGTTCAATGAGGTTAAGGACAGTATTGTGATTACTGCATTACTGCATGACCTTGGGAAATGCGGCGATTATGGAAAGCAGATGTATGTGCCAAACATGGTTCAGGACGGTAGGCCAACCAAGGCTGACCCGGTGCAGAAGTATAAACAGTCTGACAAGAAGCCGTGGAAGCGGAACATGGAATTATTACCACTTGACCATGCAACTCGCAGTATCAAACTGGCAACGCTCTTTATTGACCTGACCGAAGATGAAGAATTTGCCATCAGATACCATGATGGCCTGTACGAAACTGCAAACTATGCTGTTAAGGGCCATGAAACCCAGTTGTACATGCTGCTGCATTGGGCTGATATGTGGTCAAGCCGGGTACTGGAAGGTAACACCGGAGAAAGTGACGGTGAATAATGATGGATGATATTCAAAAAGCCGTAGAACTTGCATTTGAAGCCTTTCACAAAGAGTTTGGTGAAGATGTAAAACTGGAAGATGGTGATGAAGTGGTTTTTATAATGAATAATTGTGTGCTAATTATCAGCTTGGAGAGTGGTACATTACAAGAAAAATTTATTGGTGGAAAACCGCTGACAATTGACCATACATTGAAAATTTATGAAAGTGAGGACAGATAATTATGGCACAGATGGTATTAGTAATGGGGGAATCTGGTACAGGAAAAAGTACCAGTATGCGTAACTGTGACCCGGCAACAACGGCGATTGTAAATCCGGTAGGTAAGCCGTTGCCGTTCAAGGGTAAGTTTGAAATGCTGAACAGTGTAACCGATTCAGGTAAAATCACACGATTCATGAAAGAGCAGGTAGCCAAAGGAAAAAAGCTGATTGTGGTTGATGACTTCCAGTATATTCTGGCCGTTCCGTACATGAACCGTATTAAGGAAACCGGCTGGGATAAATACAATGATTTTGGTGCCAATTACTTTGAAATCATTGAGGTATGCAAAGATTTACCGGATGATGTGGTTATCACTTATATGACCCATCTGGAAACCTTGGACAATGGTCTTACCACGGTGAAGTTGATTGGTAAGCTGTTACGTGAAAAAATCACAATTGAAGGTTTGTTTACTGTCGTACTTAGAACTGGTGTAGCAGAAGCGAGATATTATTTTTACACCCAGAACAGCGGCAAGGATACAGTAAAATCCCCTATTGGCATGTTTCCAACCTATGCGATTGATAACGATTTAAACTATGTTGCTGACAAGATTCGTAACTACTATGAAGTGGGTGAATACAGGCCTGATTCTGAAATGGCGGCAGCGGATGCGGCGGTTGCAGCAGATGTTGAAAAACCTACTGGTGGAAGAAAGGGAAGAGGTTCAAAGACTACTGAAAAAGCAACCCCACCGCAGGTAGCAGGGCCGGAAGTAAAGGAAGAAGTCAAGACTCGTAGAAGTAGAAAAGAGGTCGAGCAGGAGAATCAGGAAAAGATTGCCGGATACATGGATAAGTGTGATGAAGCTGTTGATGATATTGCCGGTGATGAAGAAGGTGTTCCGTTTAATGAAGCAGACGAAGCAACCAAGGATATCCCAAAGCCGGAACTTGAAACACCACCGAGACGCACCCGCAAAGAAAGACAGGCGGAAGTAAAAGAACCAACAGAAGTAGAAGAAATGAATGAAGCGGTAGGGCAAATGGTAGAACCTAATAGTGATGAAGTAATGGAAGCACGCACACGCAGAACTCGTACACAGGCTACACCAGCGGCAGAACCAAAACAGAGCGATACCGCAGCCCCGGCAACCCGCAGAACAAGAAGAACACGATAAGAAAGAGAGGAAAGAACTATGAGTAATGGAAGAAACAGCAATATGGATGGACTTAGTGCATTGCTTGGATTGGCTGCACTTGCAGGACTGGCAGACGGTGATTCAGTATCGCCGCTTGCCAAAGCAATGAAACCGGCAGCCGAGCCACCGAAAAAGCCAGAAACATCCCTGCTTGAAACTGCAAAAACGGCAAAGACGCTTTATGACAGTTATATGGACGCTGGTTTTACATCTGTGCAGTCATTTGATTTATTGAAACTGATGTTATCAACAGGTATGAACAAATAAGAAAGGTTAAAAGGTGAATAATTATGGCAGTAGATTTTAGCGTATTTGATGAAAAGGTGGATTTGAACGAGTTACAGAAAGAGGTCGAAGCGGCAAATAGCGGTGATTTTGATGATGTGCCGGACGGTACATATGTGGTCAGCATTGAAAAGATGGAATTAACTTTAACCAAGGCAGAAAGTAAGCCGATGTTTGCCGTTCAGTTCAAGATCACAGAAGGTGATCAGAAAAGTCGGATGATCTTCTTCAACCGGGTTATCGGTGGTAATAAGAATACAGAAAAGTGGAATGACGGCAAAGCTATCAAGTCCGTTATTACGTGGCTGGATAAACTGGAAACGCAGGTTGTGCCGGAATTCCTCAACTATCAGGACTTTTCTGAATGTGTCCTTGATATTTTCCAGGAAGTTCAGGGGCAAATTGAACTGGAAGTTGATTATGCTGCAAAGAAGTTCAATCCGGTAAGCATCAAGGAAGTATACGACATTTAAGGGTGTTGGCGGTGGAAAGGGTTGAAACCCAAACCACCGCCGTATAAAAAGGTGGAGCGGATGATATTTTATGACTTTGAAGTTTTTAAGTACGATTGGCTTGCAGTTTTAATTGATGTGACACGAAAAACAGAACACGTAATAATCAATAACCCTGACCAGTTAAAAGCCTTATATGAGCAAAATACAGGCAATATATGGGTTGGTTTTTACAACCGTCACTATGATCAGTACGTCATGAAAGGTATCATGTTGGGACTTGACCCCAAAAGGATAAGTGATCAGATAATTGTTGATGGAAAAGAAGGGTGGCAAATTTCATCTGTATTCAATAAAGTGCCAATGATTAACTATGATGTGATGCCAAACCCGCCTGTTGGACTGAAAACACTGGAAGGTTTTCTTGGTTCCAATATCAAAGAAACAGAAGTTCCGTTTGATTTGGATAGACCGTTGACCAAGGAAGAAATTGAGCAAACAGTATTCTATTGTCGGCATGACGTGGAACAGACCATTAAAGTGTTCCTTGAAAAGATTGATGATTTTAATGCTATGCATGGTATTGTGCGGGCATTTGATTATATTCCGCTTTCCTGCATTGGTGATTCCGAAGCAAGGATTACTGCAAAGGTGCTTGATTGTGTCAAGACCACGTTTAAAGATGAATTTGACTATTACTTTCTTCCGTGTATCCAGTTGAAGAAATATCAATACATCATGGATTGGTTTGATACCGCCGTGGAAGATTGTACTGCTGAAATGCAAGCGAATTATGTGGAAGCTATGGAAAAATACCAATATGCAGCGAGTACCAAGGATAAAAAGAAGTGGTCAAAGCAGATGGATACTTGTAATTGGCGGGATGATTGGCAGTGGTCACGGTATTTTTACAATCGGTCATTGGATGCAATGGTTGGGGGGATTCCTCACACATTCGGCTTTGGCGGTCTGCACGGTGCAATAGCTGACCCAATTCACGCTAAGGGGTTGATTCTTCATGTAGACGTTGGTTCATATTATCCGTCAATGCTGATTGGGTGGGGGTTGGTTACAAGGGCGGCACGAAAACCGGAACAGTACAAGAATGTATACGATACCCGCATGGAATTGAAAAGGCAGGGTAAGAAAAAGGAACAAGACCCATACAAAAAAATGCTAAATGCTTTATCAGGTGCAATGAAAGACAAGACCAATCCGGCATATGACCCAAGAAATAATAACATCATGTGTATCAATGGTCAGTTAATGCTTCTTGACCTAATTGAACATTTGGAAGTGATACCGGGCTTTGAACTGATTCAGTCTAATACGGATGGTCTTATCATTCGTATACCGGATACTGATGCAGCTTTTAACATGGTGGATGATATTTGCTATGACTGGGAAAGACGTTGCAGCACGGAACTTTGTGATATTACGCTTAGTCTTGATACCATAAAAGAAATCTATCAGAAAGACGTGAACAATTATCTTTGGGTAGATGCGGATGGGAAGGTTGAACGTATTGGGACATACCTGAAAGAACTGTCACCTGTTGACAATGATTTACCTATTATCAACAAGGCTTTGATGGAATACATGGTAAACAAAACCCCAGTAGAACAAACCATCAATCAATGTGATGAACTGATTCAGTTTCAGAAGATTGTGAAGCTGTCAGGCAAATATAAACACGTGGAGCATGAACACTGTATCCCAGTTAAGACCGTAACGGGGGTTAGGGTCAAGAAGGTAGAGTATTCATACCCAACGACCGTGAAGTACTCATATAAGTCATATAGAGTGTTTGCATCCAATGATTTAATGGATGGCAGAATCTTAAAATGTGGTGGAAGTCGTGGAAAACCTGAAAAATTTGCTAATACTCCTGACCACTGCTTTATCTACAATGATTCAGTAGTTGGGGTAAAAGCACCACCAGACCTTGATAAGCAGTGGTACATAAAGTTGGCAAAAAAACGATTGGAACAGTTTGGTGTTAATGTATAGAAAGCCGGAAAGGAAGTTATATATGGATTTAGAAATTAAATACGACAATGGTTCAATGATTGTTCATTTAGATGAGTTTTTGAATTGCAGAAGCATCAGTAAATTCAGAAAACTGGTCAAGTTGATAAATCAGAGTGCAAACCCAGACGATATTGGCAAGGTCAGAATGTTCATTGAACAGGAAATCAAACAACTTGAACCAAGGCAAAAAGAGAATGAGCGGTACGTCATAGGGTATGAAGAGAAGGTGAAGTTCTGTCAAAAACAGTTGGAAAATTGTATTTACAATCGTGAAAGATTCAAGAAAAAAAGTAGCGGGTGGCAGCACTTCAATATCCACGTGAAACAGTTTCGTCAGGAATTAAGAGAAATCAAGACATTATTAAGTTCCCAGAAATCAGACCGTGATAAGTACATCAGGAGTAAACAGTTTTATGTGAAATGCCTGGAAAATATTTCATAAGGGTGGGTGAAAAGAATGCTTTACAAGGGGTATGTTGAAACCAAGGGAAAACAGAGCATTGAAAAATTAAAGGGTAGAACAAAGTTCAAGACCTATGAT